CGAGAACCTATTTTATAATATTTTGGATCAAGTGGATGTATAAAGAACGAATCTCCATCATCGTAACAAAATCCACAATAGATACCATCTCTTAAACAAGTGGCAATCATTTGTGAACCCATTTCTTTTAGATCCATTTTATCTAATCTGGTACAAAGTTCTTGATATCCTTTAATGTATTCAGATGCATCCTGTGGGGGATTTGCCCAATCGGGAGTATTGTAAGATACGTTATAACTAAAGATAGGAGTGTAAGCATAATATTCTATAATCTTTTTATAGTTATGACTGATACGATATAAGAAAGCAGATATATCACGGAGATTATCAATATTAGCAAGAGGACTTTTTATATATGATTGAAGTTTCTCTTTTGTGTATTGAGTATATGTCTTCGATGTACCTTTGGATATATTCTGCTGTAAGATACGTTGTAATTCCTGAAAGTTAATCATCTGTGCATACTTCTGAGTAGAAGTAGTCAGCTCATTTTTACGAGTTGGCGATGGTTCTGTCTGTACTGATTTCTTTGCAGAATTATTTGTTTTCTGTGTTGCCATTTATATTTCTGATTTCCTCCTTTCCTTAGTTATAGAATCCCCATTTTTTAGGTCGTTTTGAGACACCGACCATTTTGGTGATGTCGAAGTCTGTATTTTTTGGTTTTAATTTTACTGCTAAATCTGTGCAAATTTTAAAATTATATTCAAGTGCTGAGAAACGGTCTTTACGCATTCCTGGTTTTTCTATAATTTTAATATTTGTTCCTTTTATTTCATGGTCAAGGTTTATCAATTCATTAACCATAAATGATGTTTGTATATATGGTAATTTAAGCATGGCTTGTTCTTTTGATGTCATCTTGGAATATCCACGAATCTTTTTTACCAATTCTTCTGCTTCAAATTCAGAAGTAAGAAGATTAATAGAACCATTCTGAAATCCTGCACGCAATGCAATAGCTGCCTTTGTATTAAAATCAGCAGTAGCTTTAATAGACCATACAACCTTATTTGCATTTCTAATTTTACATCTATCAGCCATATTATCATCATTGATACAAGTCATTGCTTCATATGTAACTCCATACTCGGCATCATACTGAGGTTTAATTATAAAATCATAAACGCCAATACCTTGTCCATTAGTATCCAACACCAAATCTGTACAGTTGAATTGGTAAAATAATCTCATAACAAGAATACCTAACTCATCTGTAGTCATTCCTTCATGTGTCTCTATATAAACAATATTAGATATATAATCGTTTTTTTCTGTTGGAATAGCAGAGTTGATTATAAGAGCAGCTGCATCGTTATTATGTTTTTTGCTTGCAAGCAAAGCTACATCGACAGATAATATTCGTTTTTCATTTGGAACTAATTCTGGAATTTTTATTTGATGGTTTTTATAAATTTCAAGAGGGTAGAAAGAATTTCGTATTTTTCTTCTTGGAGATATATCATCGAATTTAAAGAAAGCACCATCAGTGTCACCATACCATTCAGCACCCATTTCCATTTTAAATGCAGTAGGATCAAAGTCTGCCTCAGACATTTCATCCTCGACCTGTTCACGAGATAGCAAGCCTTCTCGTATAGCACATTGATAAGGTAATCCTACGCAAAAATAACGCTTAGTATCATCAAGCATGTTTGCATAGTAGGCTTTTAATTTCTCGAAGCTCCAATGAGACTTATACCACGCAGATGACATATACATTTCGATGTTACGCTCCTGAAGGTGAGCATATTTTGGGTTATTAAGATAACCAGGTGAACGTGGAGCTGTTAAGAATTTACGAAGAACTGTATTAATTGTATTCAAATCAACCATCCTGAACTCATCCACGACTATGAGCGTTGCTCTGTTATGACGAGCTGAGTCATTTGAACTAACGATTTTTATCCAACTACCATTACGAAAATCAACATGAGCATTATTTATTGAAGTAGAAATTTCAGAAATTTCAGAACGAAGATTGGCTGAACCCCAACCATAATTTTTCATAAAGTCATCATTTATCTTTTGAATGACCTCTAGTGATTGAGATTTATATCCAGAAGCCACACAGATTTTTGTCCCAGGATACAGGATACAACGCACAACACAGTACAAACTTGTCAACCATGTCTTGCCACTACCACGACTTGCAATATACATAAAGTTTGTACTAACCATCATCATGTATATTAAAATCTTTTGAAATAGCTTTAATTTCACATTCAGATATTCGAGTACAAATCTTTGTGGATTTTTCCTATAGAATGAAGCCCAATAAGCAACTCCTTCTAATACACGCTCAGATTTTTCTTGATATACTTCTTGTAATGACTTTTTCTTTTCTTTCTTTGTGGTAGCCATAATTATTCATCATCCTTACTACCAAAAATCTTATCGAATAGAATTTCACTATCTGATTCCTCATCATAAGATGGTGGATTGACAGTATATTTTGCCATTACTCGTTCATATATATTTGAAAATCTGTTTTTTAGACCAAGCATTTTTGACGCATGACCTCTATAAAAAGCATCTATATAAGTGCCAATTTTATCAACATCTGCAAGTTCTGGATCTATTTCAGGAAGAGGGCGTGTTTCCTCATACTTCTGAATTAAAGTACCCATTGTTTGAGCATCTGAAAATGTATCAAGAGTATTTTGTTTGGGCTTTAAGTTACCTGTATCAAGCCATTGCTGATATGAATAATCTAAATCTTTTGTAGAAGCCCCCTTTTTAATTGCATTTCGTTTCATAAGTTTTAGTATTGACAAATTCTGAAACGTTTCTTCTTGTGCCTTTTGTGAACAATCATATCTCGAAATCCAGTCTTGATATTCATTCTCAAGGAACATTAATTCTTCATTATTACAATCCGTACCAAATCTCTTTTTAGCTGCACGTAATGTTTTTTGTACAATTTTTACATCTTCAGAATTATTTTCTATGTCATCTTCAACACTTAATTCTGAATCGCACCAATGTTTATTTTTATATTGTGGTAATGATTTAACCATAACAATATATTGTTGTGCTGCCGTGGCACGATTTTTTTCACCAACACCTTCAGCTAATGTGTTAATTTGTGACTCATAATCAGAATCAATAAACACCCAATCAAGTCTTCTAAATGTATTTATAGTTTTTTGTTTATTATCTATTCGATTTCCATCCTTGTCTTTATCAGTACACATATCTATTAAACATTCTTTACATGCAAAATGTTCAATTCCACTTGCTGTCTCAGTAGATGAATAAAACGCCTTTACAGTTTTCCATTTTCCACAATGAGGGCAGTATACATAATCCAGATTAAGAAGATGATTGTAGTCTAAAGCTAATTCATGGTATACTGATTTTACCGAATTTACAGTTAGCTTCTTAATTTCATCATCTGTTTTTGCTTGTTTTAAATTAGCTATAGTAATCACTTCCTTCCTTTTATTCCAATACAAAAAGAAGCCACTTTATACGAAATGACTTCTCATAATTTCCAATATTAAATTTCCAATGAAAGTGCAATTTACTTCACTTAGCACACCCACTGCGCATCGAACACAGGTTAGAAGTTTTGGAGACTTCATTCTTGCCAAAAGATAGGTGCATACGCCGTGTTAGGGATTCGAACCCCAAAGACTTTTACATCCAGACTGTTTTCAAGACAGCACCCTCGACCAATCGGACACACGGCATAAGCGTAGTATATAGGACTCGAACCTATGCACCGAATAAACGATGACCTCTGATTAGCAATCAGGCGCAATACCAACTCTGCCAATACTACATAACAAAAAGAGCCATCTCATTTCGCATGAAACAGCTCTTTCTTACCAACAAGCAGAAGAGTAGCAATAACTACTCAACTGCTATAATTTTTAAATATCAGTACCTAAAGCAATAACTCCACCAGCACAAGGGAATGTTGTGTTATTTTTTTCCATTGTTAAAACGCTATCTTTAATAGAAAAATTAATATATGTTCCACCATCAGTTTCTTTTATAGGAATGACAAGCCAATCATTATAAACATATAAAATCACACCAACAGAATATTTCTCTTGTCCTGCAACGGATGACCAATAAAGATATGCCCCAGTATTACTGTTTAATCTAGCCGTATCAGTATATGTGCCTGAACTCCTAGATACAGATAAAATAATTCTATTGTCAAAATTATACGCTGTTTTTTCATTTATCTTCTTTGCACTCCATGTTTCTGTGGTAGAAGTAGTAGATGTATCATTGATTGCAGCTTTTGTTTCGATGGACTTCTTTAAATTTACATTACTTTCCGTAGTTGGTTCATAACTATGTGCAATAGCACCAACTTCAAGCATTGGCTTCATTACTACATTATCAGCAGTAACGCCACTCCTAACGACAATTCTGATTCCATACTGTAACAAATTAGCATCACTTGCAGTCCAAGTCATATTTCCATAATTTGTACTGATACCATAATTAAAATCATTCTTTGTCGTATCAATTCTTACAAACTGGAAATATATAGGTGCTTGATAGCCACTACCATTAGACTGATTCACACTGTCTGACAATGTATAAGTCTGTCCAAGTTCAAGCGTTTTTCTGCCAGAAGGTTCATATGGATTTATCAATCTGAAATCAGATTCTTTTGTAGCTGTACCATTGACAGTAATAGTGCCATCGGCTTCATTTACTGTGTATGTAATTCCGTTTAATTCATAACTTGTTCCATTATAATATGGATAAGATATTAAATTTCTTCCCTGTGAAGTAGAAATTTTGTCAATTTCTTTTTTAATATTTACATTACTCTCTATTGGTGATTCATAAGCATGAGCAATAGCACCTAACTCTAATTGAGGTTTACATATGCAATCATAAATTCCGCCATTAGCAGCTGTTTCAATACATAAAGCAACCCATGTATCAACATCAAATTTTAATGTTTTTGTAGCGTTTCCATAAACTACATTATCAGCTAATTTTGCACCACTTTCATCATAAACATAGTAACGAAGTCCTGCATTATTAGAATCGCAATTAGCAGAGATAGTAAAATCAGTATTCGCAGAAATTGGAATATTACTTGTTTTTTTATCTGTTTCATTCCACCATATGCCAATGCCCATATAAGGTCTTGATGTACTGCCATCTTGTGTTCCAGAAATACCGATAGAACCATCTTTGTTGTCTGTAAATGTTACTCCATATACAGTTCTGGTAGTTTGAGAATAAGGATATGGTATAATATTCCTACCTTGCGAAGTTCCTATACCGCCAAGTTTATTCTTTTCTTCACTTGTATAGTCATTAGAAGATAAGCCTTTACCTTCTTCTTTAACAACAAGATTAGAAATATCCTGATGTTCAGTAAGATATCCTGCATCATTTGTAAACTCAGATACATTTGTTGGAACGGTAGGGATTTCCGTCTTATCCGCTTTATCAGTCTGTAATGCTGTAATAGCACTCTTATTATCCTTAATAGCACTATTCATAGCAGACGCATCATTCTCATGACCTGAAATCCAATCGCTGATTTCTTTTAAAGTATTGAAACTCTCAGGCGCATCAGAAATGACCTCTGCAATCTTATCAGAAATTTCTTTTGTAACATCAGTAGAATTAGCTTTCTTTGCCAATTCAGTCTTAATATCTGTATCATCATAATTCTTGATACTTTTTAATCTTTCGATTTCAGTGTCAGCAATCAGTGACTTACCTTTTACTTTATCAACCTTGCCACTAATATCCTGATGAGAGGTCAGATAACCTTTTGTATTTAATTCTTCCTCAGTAACGTATCCATCAAGAGACGGAATATCAGAAACATTCGCTTTCTTAATGAGTTCTGTATCTACATAATTCTTATCTACATCTACGGTTGGTACAATAATATCTACTGATTTATCCTCTGTAACAGACTGTGTGACACCATTAACCTTTATAGATTCAATAACATTCTCTTCGCCCGTAGAAGAACCTGAACCATCTTTCCCATCCACACCATTCATTACATCGAGAGTAGAAGTCTTTGCAGTGCCATTATCTAATGTGTAAGAAAATGTAATTCTGTTTCCACCATCAATTGGAGTAATAGAAGAGATAGTGACGCTTTTACCAACAACTGCACCACCACCAAGTACAGTTTCAGATGTAAATTTCTTCGCTGCGACAAGAGTTTCAATACTAATTCCCATATCTTATACCTCCTGCCATCCAGAACTGAATAACATCATTACCTTTGTCGCGCCATTATTGCCAATAGTTACTGTCGAACCAATATTTGCATAATGGTTGAAATCTGAAAACGAACCGCTTCCTAGCTTTTTGGTTGTCGGTAAATCTTTGACCTCATCAACAGAGTCACACACGAAACTACATATAATTGTATTTGGCTGACCGCCATATTCTGAACATAAAATCATTTTTTCATTCCTCACTTTCTTTTTTATTTAGTCGATTTTTTATATAACAAAACCGACTGTTGAAAGTCGGTTGAAAAGTTCTGTACATATGATATGTTTTTACAAAGTTCGTTTAAAATATTTACATTACAAGAATAAAGTGCTACACTTATAATTACAAAAGCATATGAGGTTCGTTTATTATGGAAAATGAAAATAAACCAATTCAAATTACAGAAGCTTCAATACATAAAGAAATAGATTTATTGCAGTCGTGTATAGAACGCATGTCAAAAAATTCTTTTTCATGTAAAGGGTGGAATTTGACATTAATTACTGGTGTTTTTGTTTTAATTCAAAATGGGATAAATTACGAGTATATTTTAATCACAATTCTTCTTGTTAATTTATGCTTTTGGGTGTTAGATTCAAATTACCTTTTATTAGAACAAAAATATAGAGATAAATATGA